CGTCAGCGTCGATCTGCATCACGACGCCATCGGTGACGTCTTCCATAGCTGCTTGAACCATTGCGATTTTTCCAGCCCAAGGACCGAGCCGCCAAGTCACGCGAACGCGCGGATCCTTGATGCTGTCGAGGTACTGGGTAGTTCCGTCGATGGACAGCCAGTTCCGGTGCCAGCGATCCTGCACCTCGGCGCACCAGCTCGTGCATTCCTGCGGACGCGAGACGCCTTCGACAATGTGCCACCTCCACGGAATGTTTAACCTTTGAAAGATTGGCAGCTGTCTTTCAATGAATGGACTGCCATTCAAAACGATTGTGAAGATCGTCAGCATCGAGTTATCCAAGACTGACCGACAATCGTGTATCGCCCAAGAGTCTGAGCGACAGCGCGCCGGACTCCATCGTATCCACTGAAGTCGTGACCAGCCAAGTAGCCGCCAGGCTGCACCTTTTTGCTCCAATGGATAATGTCCGAAAGGACATCCTCGTACTGATGAGATGCGTCGATGAACACCGCGAACACCGACTTATCGTCGAACAGCTTTGATGCCTCGGTTGACGGCAGCGGCAGACAATGCACCGCGTGCAAGATTGGCTTAATGTTCTGGAGGAAGTGGCCGACCATTGAACCAGTCGCAAGTTCCGGATGTCCTGCGTGCTCGATGCTGCCTCGAAATGTATCGACCGCGTAGAGCTGCAACTGCTTCTGGCTTTTGATGGCCTCGACTCCGAGGAACGCCATAGACCGACCACGCCACGAGCCGACCTCGACAATGGTTGCGCCGACTGGAGCCTCCTCGACAAAGCGCGAGTAAATGTCGGCATAGTCGAACCAGTTCTCGCCAAACCTTGATTCGTGAAAAAAATGGTTCATAGGTTTCGAGATTCGAACAGTTCCTTTCCTCGCTTGTAGCGCTCGCTCTGGTTGTTGTGCTGATAGGTCGCATCTAGTTGACCATGACCGAATTGCGGATGCGCGTGAACAAATGTGATCCGGTCGCGTGCGTCGATCACCACGCCATCCTTCCACGCTCGATGCGAAAACTCGTCGTCGGAAAAGACCGACTCATAGCCGGCGTAGAACATATCGCCCTGCTTCTCCCAGCGCGCGCGCGACATAATCGCCATGCACAGCAGCGAGTCCTTGCGTGCGCCGTCGTTGATTGCGATGACGACTTCTTCCTTTGCCAGATCGCGGTTGGCTACTAGCTCAAGCAGTCGCAAGTCCCAGTGCAGCGGAGGCAGCCAATCGTCGGATAGCTGGATGATGAGATCGCCAGACGCCTTGCGCGCGCCCTTGTTCCAGGCTGCGACGCAGCTGCGCTGATCTGAAACGACGTGTTCGAACTGCTGCGACATCTCCATTGATACTTCATCGTCGAGGTCGACACAGAAGATGTGCTCCACGTTGGCTGGATTGAAGGCGCTTTGAAGAAACGCATCACGGCAGGCCACGGCCTTGCTTGAACGACCGCGGGTCGCATGGATCAGCGAGATGGTCGGCCGCGAGTGATTGTGAAACATGGCCTGCAACTCAGCCGCACGGTCCATCTTGCCAGCGTAGCGTGCTGCACGCGCGGCCAAGTCGATGCCGTACCATCCGTAATGCTTGGCCTCGTGCGTCCACGGCCGGATTTCGTCTGGCGGCTCCGGTCGCAGCAGCGCCTGCTCGGCCCAGTAGAACGCGCGTTCCCTATCCTGCTTTTCAAAGTAGAGAAGGACAAGCGAGGTCAGCGCCTCGCGGCACCAAGGGAACACGCCGTGCGCCTCGAGGCAGTAGCGGATGGCGTCGCGGTGATTCCCACAGCAGCGCGCCAAGTTTAGAAGCGCCTCGTACTTGAACGAGTCCATCAGGTTGGGCATGGACAGCGCAATCTTGGCAAACTCCTCCGCGGCCTTGTAGTTGCCGGAGCAGTAGTGCTCCTGGTGCAGGTAGAAATACTGCGCGGCCGTGTCGCGAACCGAGTTGCGCAGGATCCTGAGATTGCGCGTGCGGTTCTCGCGCTTGACCTCTAGGGGTGCGTGGACCCAAACCGGATCGTTGAGGTCTTGGTGCTTGTCGCCGGCAAGCAGGAGCAGGTTCTCGTGGACATCGTGATGCCACTTGCGGCCAGCGTGGAAACTTGCGCGACGCATGGCCCGTTCACGGTAGAGCTTCTTATTCGTACCGCGGACATCGTAGAGGAAGCGCACCATTGCCACCTCTGACGCGACGCCGGCCAGCGTTTCGCGCAGACGGTCGGCGCCGTCCATGATGTCGTCGCAATCGGCCCAGATCAGCCAGTCTCCCGTGCCCTGCCGGAATGAATCGTTGCGCGCCTCACCGAAACTGTCGACGTGCTCCCACTTCTCGGCGCCGTACTGGTTCTGATGCTCGGAGAAAATGAACCGCTTCCCGTTTGCCTCGCACCAGTCACGCGCGATGGACAACGTGGCGTCGGGTTTACGCGAGCCGATAGCTCGGACTAGGGACAGTTCGTCGAAGGCCGGAGCGAATGAGTCCAGCATTCGGCCGATGTGATGCTGTTCGTTCCCGCAGATGACACAGAGCGAAATGCGCATGGCATGGTCGAGAACGTCAAAAAAGAAAAACCCCACCCAGCCGAAGCCGAGTGGGGCGTGAACACAACAACCCTAGCAAACTTAGCTGTACTGCGTAGCGACCAGCTGCGCAGCGTTGGAGTTGACGACCTTCTCGGCAACGTAGTGCGAAGCACGCACGATGTTGCTCTTGATGGCCTCGTCACGGTAGGTGAAGACGCCCGTCGGGCTGCCGTACTCGGACCAGTTCAGCGTGAAGCCAGCCCCACCGCCGAAGTAGCCGGAGGAGGCATCGGTCACGGAACCGACCCAGATGTAGTCATTCGACCACGCCTGCGAGGACGAGAAGGCCAGACCTTCCTTTGCGCTGTCATAGCTGGCGCGACCGATGAGAACCTCGGCAACGCCGAAGACCTCAGCAGCAGCCTGCTGCGAAGCGTTGAGGATGGTGTCCGTCGAAAGGCCCGTTCCGCGCAAGCGGTTCTGGAATTTAGTACTTGCCTTGATCCGTGTATATACGGGATTGCTCATCACAACGCGGAGGTTGTCGCGGCTTTCGCCAGTAGCCAGGAGGCGATCAATCGCGGCCTCGACATCGAGACCCACGTCGAACGTCGCGAGATTCGCGGTCGTGTACGCGGTGCCCGAGTTCGTCGAGGTGAACGTCGACGCGTTAAAGATCGCGCTTGAAACGCGGAGTTCGTGCGCGAGGAGCAGCTTGCGGAGGCACAGCTTGGTCGCAACGACTTCGGCGTCGAAGAAGCGCGACACGTCGGCGGCAATCGTATCATCGACCGCCTCCTCGTAGCCGTACTCCAGCGCGGTGTAGGTCTCCTGCGTGAAGGCGCGCGTGCCGCGAGCGTAGGTCGCATACGGCGAGCGGTTCTTCACGTCGCTCTTGAGCAGCTGGCCCTCCTTCAACTTGAAGGAAGGATACTGGCCGGCGCGAACGGGAACATTGAGAATTGGCATCACGCGGGTACCGATCAGGTTGGACTCCCAGTCCTTGGCCTGTTCGACAACACCGGCGAGATCGCCACGGAAAATTGCAGCAGCGTTCGTATACATGGTAGGTGCTATTAGATGTTCTTAGCGATGAACTCGATGATCGAGCCATCGGTGCCGGCGGTCGTGAGCGACTTGCCGACGGTGACGGTGCCGGTGGGGCTGACTTGGCCGGACGCGCCGAGATACAGCGTGTCGCCAACAGTCACAGGACCAGTGACCAGCGTGCCCTTCTGGGTGCCGCCGTTGTTTAGGAACTTTACGGTGACGTAGTCGCCGGAAGCAGCGTCGATCTGCGCGATGCCGTCCACGCTGCCGGTAGAAGCAGCGAGACCGACACCACCGTTAGTGGAAATGACCACCGCGCGAAAGGCAGTGATCGTAGCATTGGCAAGGAACGATCCCGTGCCGAAGTATTGGGTGCTCATGGTGGGTGATTAGAGTTTCACGATCTCGCCAGCCTGAACGCGGGTGCGGTAGGCAGCGTACTCGTTCTTGTGATTCTGGACGCAGAACGCGATAGCCGCGCTCTTGCTCTTGAGTTCCGTCGCCTTGGCGGCAACCAACTCCTCGAACTTCTGCGCAGCGGCAGGAGCAGGAGCAGCGGGAGCCTCAGAGGCGATGGCCTTGGTTACCGGAGCGCCAAAGGACTTGGCGAACTCCTTGACAGCGGCGAGACCAGCAGCCTCAGCGGCCAGCTTGATTTCGTCGTTACGGGAGGCCATAGCGACCTCCTTGTCCTCGGGCTTCGGCAGCATCGACTCCAGCTTGGAGAGACGTTCACCGAGACCCATCATTGCCGACTCAATCATGCCGGCGATAGCGTTTTTGGTTTCCTCGTTCATGGGGAATTCGATTTCGATTTTGCCCTTCGGCTCCTCGACTTCTTGCAGTTTCTTCATTGAAAAAAGTCCGTCAGCGTTTGCCGCGGGTTCGCTGACAAGATCGCAAGAGTAGATCTCAGAGCAGCGTTGAAGGACCGTTTTTTTGTCGTTCGCAAGTTCGGTCGGACCGCTGAAGGCGATGGACATCCCGAACGTGTCCGGAATCTTTTCTGCGATTTCAAAGATGTACGCGCGGTGCGGCGTGTTCTGCAGAACGTGAAAGTTCGCGATCAGCTTGTTGCCGGCGATCCGGAAGTCGGTCAGATATCCGACGATGTCGGCAGCACCGCCGCCGTGATCCATCTTGACCTTGAGTCCGCCAGAGTAGGTTTCGGCCTGCGCCTTGACCTGCTCAAGCGTCGTGGCGTCAATCTGTACACCGTGGCCCAGTGCGCGTCCTTCGGTGATGACGGCAACGTCGTGAATGACTCCGGTCGATTCGTCGATCTGCCCGACAAAGCCACGGGCAAAGTAGCAAGGGAACGCTTCGGTCATCACAATTACCGCAAGCGTAAAATCACAGACCGTCGTTGTCCTTCTTATCCAGACCGTTGACCTTCTTGTGCAGCCAGATCATCGACAGAACAGAGACGCCGATGGAAGCCAGACCAGAGAGAATGGCGATAACCACCTGCACGTTTTGCAGGCTGATGATCGTGCCGATCCATGCGCCGGCGTTGGCGAAGAATAGTCTAACTCCGGCGTGGTCGTTCATTTGCGAGGCTGGGAAATCTGAGTGGTCATGCGCGAACCGAACCACCACGCGACCGAGGTGCCGGCGAGCATTTGAAAGGACTGCAGTGCGTTGGCCTTCACGGCCTCGTCGTTGATGAGCAGAACAGCGAAGAACGCACCAACGACCAGAAAGGCGGTAAGAGCCGGACGGGTGACCGCGCGCACGTTAGCCGCCCAAGGAGCGACCTTCTCGGTCATATCTGCGGCGCTGGCGGTCTGCGATGCGCTGAATGCCTGCCACGCAGCGACTGCCTCGGCGCTGGCAAACTGCTTGTCCATCAGGTCCAGCTGGAACTGGTTATCCAGCTTCTTCTCGCGCAGTCGCATCCAGGTCGTCGCGAGACTGCCGACCATGCCGAACAGACCGCCACTGCCAGCGTTAAATAGAAGATCCGTGAACCAGCTCATCAAAAAAGGAGTGGACGTTAAACCGCAGGCTGGAATTACAAATTGATGCAAGCACCGTTGATCCAGAGCGCGGAAGGCCAGACAAGAAGTGAAGCTTCTTGGTCGAGTTGTTGTTCACTTGGCCTTTGTATCAGTCGCTAACGTAAGGTAAAGACTTTTGTCTACTCCTCGATAGTGGCTATGGTGTGTCTGCTGCCACACGCAACTTTGCTCCACGTTGTTAACGCTCCAACCTGTAGAGGGGATGAACGGCCGGTTCTGTCTCCTAGGCCGAGTTGGCCGACGTTGTTACGTCCCCAAGCCCAGAGCGTTCCGTCTGTTTTAGTAGCTATGGTGTGGGCGTTTCCACCTGCAACGTTGCTCCATGTCGTTAACGCTCCGACTTGTACAGGAGATGAACGACTGGTTGTGTTTCCTAAGCCGAGTTGGCCGAAGCCGTTATAGCCCCAAGCCCAGAGCGTTCCGTCTGTTTTAGTAGCTATGGTGTGGGCGTAGCCACACGCAACGTTGCTCCATGTCGTTAATGATCCGACTTGAACAGGAGATGAACGGCTGGTTGTGTCTCCTAGGCCGAGTTGGCCGTAGTTGTTAGATCCCCAAGTCCACAACGTTCCGTCAGTTTTAGTTGCTATGGTGTGGTTGTAGCCACACGCAACCTTGCTCCACGTTGTTAATGCTCCGACTTGTACAGGAGATGAACGACTGGTTGTGTTTCCTAAGCCGAGTTGGCCGAAGTTGTTACGTCCCCAAGTCCACAACGTTCCGTCTGTTTTAGTAGCTATGGTATGGTTGTTTCCACCTGCAACGTTGCTCCATGTCGTTAACGCTCCGACTTGAACTGGAGATAAACGGTAGGTTGTGTCTCCTAGGCCGAGTTGGCCGAAGCCGTTATAGCCCCAAGCCCAGAGCGTTCCGTCAGTCTTAGTGGCTATGGTGTGGAAGTAGCCACCCGCAACGTTGCTCCACGTTGTTAATGCTCCTACCTGAACAGGAGATGAACGGTTGGTTGTATCTCCTAGGCCAAGTTGGGCGACGAAGTTTTCTCCCCAAGCCCATAAGGTTCCGTCGGTTTTAGTGGCTATGGTGTGTCTGCTGCCACACGCAACGTTGCTCCAAGTTGTTAACGCTCCAACCTGTACAGGAGATGAACGGTAGGTTGTGTCTCCTAGGCCGAGTTGGCCGAATTGGTTCTGCCCCCAAGCATATAAGTTTGGTTCAGCACCACCAGCACCACCAGCACCCATCATCATCCTATGCGTCGTCTGGTCCATCTTAATTAACGTAATCGACTAGCGCACCACCACGCCAACGCGTGCCACCATCGTCAGTGACGAACATAAACAAGTGGGTCTTTCCGGCAGTGAGAGTCGGCGCGGTATCTTTGGGCCACTTTACCGCAGCCGGCCACGTCACAGTTCCTGACGTATGCGTCAGCTCTAACGTAAAAGAAAACGAACGCGACGACGGCGCGTTAGAAAAAGTGAACGTACTGTTCGCGTCGATTGTCTTGGTAAAGTAATTACCAGCAGAGCAATCAATATCAAGAGCGGAAACCGCAACGGCGTTTGACCGATAGGATCCGTTTACATAAGGCGACCCAGTCAGTTCTGGACTGGCGGAAAGAACTGCGTTTCCAGTGCCGGTCGAAGTTGTGACACCGGTTCCTCCATTCGCCACAGGCAACGTACCAGTGACGGAAACCGTGAGCGAGACATTCGTGATCGTGTTGCTTGCGCCGCTTATCGTCTTATTCGACAGCGTGGCGGTGTTGCTCGCCGTCAGTACGTTTGACGGCGTGATGATGTCCGATAGATTAGCCATGACTCATTATGGCTGAACCGGCCAAGTCACATTGAAGGGGAATCCGGCTTGATCCGGAACATCGCGCAATGCCTGACGATAGGTTGCCCAGGCGCTCTTTGCCAAGTTATCGAGCGGAGTGTCGTCAAGCTGGGTCCAGTCGCACTGCGTGAGCTTGGTGTTTCGCTCGCTGCGAACCTGCTTTGCCTTTTGCGCAGCGATCTCTGCGCTCTCCTCCGCGGTAAACTTGCGCCACTGCTTTAGCTCCACCACCTCCGTTGGCGTGACTGTGAACGTCGATCCAACGAACTTTTCGTCGACGACGCCCTCGTCAATTCGACACGGCAGCCAGCCAAGCGGCCGCAACTCATCATTGGATAGCCAATTCAGGCCAGAGATGTTTCGCCATGACTTAGGCAGTCCGCGTGGACCATCGACGATGGCGTTGTTTTCGACGAGGCAGTAGTTCATTTGTTAAAAGTGGCGACGGCTTCCTTTAGCTCCTCCATACAATGGCTCCACTGACCAAACTGAACCTGACGGAAAAGCCTCATTGAGTC